TATTGAGAGGTAGAAATACTGTCAATGCTGCATTACAAGTTGGTATTACAGGTGCTCAAGGTGGAGTAGCAATAAGAAATATACTTAGTGCAAGTAAACAAAATACAGGTGGTGGTGGAACTGCACCATCTAATAGTGGTGGTGATGTTAATCCGGGAACAGTAGCACCTGTTATTCAAGGTTCAGCGACACAAACACAAGCTATTCAAGATGTTCGTGTAACAAATCAAAATCAGGTACCTATAAAAGCATATATAACTAATCGTGAATTACAAACAAATGAACAACGTACACGATTCCTTAATAATATTAGTTCATTCTAATTAATCATACTTAATAATAAAACAAATATGAAAAAATTACCAATATACGAATTAGAAATAAATGAAAATATAGATGACACTTCTGAAGTATCATTCATAGCTTTAGTTGATGCCCCGGCGATTGAAAGAAATTTTATGGCTTTCGTTGAAGTAGGAAAAACAGAAACTAAGGATGAATTTTTACCAAGATGTATTAAATATATTATTGATGAAGGTAAATCATCAGAACAGGCGGTGGCCATCTGTAATTCAATGTGGTCTGAACACTTTGCTGAAGATTTTGCAGAAGAAACATATGATGATTATCCACAAGAAGCATCTGATAATGCTAAAACTGCATTAAGATATGCTGAAGAAAATGGTTGGGGAGATTGTGGAACACCTGTTGGTAAGATTAGAGCCAATCAACTTGCAAAAAGAGAAAAGATTAGTAGAGAAACAATTGCAAGAATGTCATCATTTGAAAGACATAGACAAAATTCTGATAGACCTTTAGGTGAAGGATGTGGTAGATTGATGTGGTTAGCTTGGGGAGGTGATGCTGGTATTAATTGGGCCAAGAATAAACTACAAGAAATAAACAAATTCGCCACAAATAAAATTAGTTTTGATTTTGATGATACACTTTCAACCAAACGTGGACAAGATTTAGCATCTAAATTAATATCTGAAGGAAATACTTTATATATAATTTCAGCAAGACAAAATAAAGAAGGTATGTTTTCAATCGCAGATAAATTGAATATACCACATGATAGGATATATGCTACTGGAAGTAATAAGGAGAAGATATTGAAGGTTATATCACTTGGTATAGATAAACACTATGATAATAATTCTGATGTAATTAAAGGTCTTGGAAGTATTGGTATTAAGTTCTTAATCAATGAGAAGTTTGGTATTAATAATCAATATGAACATATCATATCCGGCCCGATAATGCTGGCAAATGAATTGATATACCGTAACAATGAAATATATGGTGAACACTATGTGAAATTCACACCGGAGACTATCAAAGCCATTGCTATCAAATTTGCAAAAAAGAAATATAATCAAAATATAAATTTAATGCATGATTCAAATCAACAATTAGATAATGTTACAATGTTTGAAAGTTTCATTACAGATTCTAAAAGAGGTATTCAACCAATGGTAGGATTTGAAGATGCACCTGAAGGTTCTTGGTTTGGTTCATTTTATGTTGAAGATGAGAAAGTGTGGCAAGGTATATTAAATGGTGAATATAAAGGATTTAGTGTTGAGGGATTATTCGACATGATTTCAGTTGAAGATAAATCTAATGAAGATGATGAAGTATTAAAAATGTTATCAACCTTAAATGAAATTATATCTAATAATCGAGGTAAAAGAATAAAATAATAATATTTCATACTTACTATATAAATAAATAACAAATAAAAAAAAATAAAATTATGTCAATAAAAAAAGAATTGGTAAAAAGTTTTAAGAACTTGTTATCAGCATATTTCGCTAAAGTTTATTCAGCAACTGAATTAGTTGTTACAGATAAAACTGTTGGTTCAGATGTACAATTAGTTGATTCTACCGGAGTATCAGCACCAGCACCTGATGGGGATTACGTAATGGAAGACGGATTTAGTTTTACAGTTAAAGATGGTAAAATCGAATCAATAATTGGTGAAGAACAACCTGTTGAAGTTGTTGAACCAGTAGATGCCGCTATTGAAGTGGTACCGGCTGAAGAACCTGTTGTAGAAGTTCCAATTGAAGAAGTACCTGAAGTTGAAGAAGTTCCTGAAGAAGATATCACTGATGCTAAGATGATGGAATTAGAAATGAAAGTAACTGAATTAGAAACTAAATTTTCTGAATTATCTGCTAAGGTTGATGAACTATCTGCTCAAAAAATGGAAGCAGAACAAGCGGTTGAAAACTTCAATAAAGTTGTAAATGAATTAAATACCAATATGAAAACATTGGCCAATATCCCGGTTCAATTTTCTAAAGTAAGTAATGATGTTAAACAAGTTGAAACTAATAACGAAAATATTAATAACTTAATTAATATATTAGGTAAGAAAAAATAAGTTACATACTTATTAAACAAATAAAAAATAATAATAAAAAAAATAAAATTTAAAAAAAATGGCATTTAATATTACAGGTTTAGGAGCATACGTTCAAAACGGAACAGGTTATGCATTGAAATCAATCGCTGACGCTCCAACAGCAAAAGCCCTGATGGATTCAGGTGACGTTCAATATGGTGTAAAAGGTACAGCTGCTATCTTAAAATTGAATAGTGATATCGCATTGGTTGATGCTTCAACTTGTGCTAGAACTGTTAGTGGTTCTATCATACTTTCTAATAAGAATTTGGTTGTTAAACCAATCGCATCTTATGAGAACATGTGTCCTAAAGTTCTTTGGAATACATTCTATAACAAAGCTGTTTCTCAAGGTCAATTACCTGAAGAAAGTTTCATGGCTGATTTCGCAGATATCGTAATGTCTGAAAGAGCTGCTAAGATTGCATTCGAGAATGAGAAATTACTTTGGAGAGGTGACCTTTCTTTGACTGGTACAACTAACTTGTCTAAAATGGATGGTATCTTGGTTCAAGTAACCGGAGTTACTACTTCTGCAACAGGTTCAACTATGGTTGAAAAACTTCAGAATTTCTATTTAGCTTGTGATTCAGTTGTTAGAAATAAAGAAGATTTCCGTATCGCTGTTTCTCAACAAATCTATAACGAATACTTAATCGCATTGGCTGGTAAGAATGTTTACAAAGCTACTGATGATTTCACTTTGTATGGTACTACTGCTAAACTTCATGTAACCGGTGGTCTTGATGGTACACGTTCTGTTGTAGGATTTAGATTGTCTAACCTTCAATTAGGTATGGACGGAGCATCTGATGCTGATACTGCTCAAATGAGGTATTCTGTTGAAACTACTAACTGGTATATCGATTTCGTTTACGGTCTTGGTATCGCTGTAGTTTTCGGTGAAGAAGCTATCAAACAAGTGACTGTTGCTGCTTAATTAACGTAACTAAATAAATAATAATATTCGATAAATGGACTAGTGATTTTGCTAGTCCAAATATCAAAAAATAAATAACATAATAACATGGCATGTAATTCATTAACAGCACTACCTAGAGTTTGTGCAGAAGGCGTTTTAGCAGGTGTTGAGAAAGTTTATATTATAGCGTTTAATGATTTGGCTCCAATTAGTTCCGGTACAACTGAAGTTTATTCAGGTAATACAAGTGGAATTATCGTTCAAATTGGTTTAGATGCTGGTAAGAAATTTGTTGAAGTTGGATTGTTAAAATCTACAAGTGGTTTGAATGAAGCAATGACTAAAGATAATACCAAAGGTACATCTTTTTTCACACAAACATTTACAATTGTATTGAGTGATTTGACAACTGAAAATTCTGAATTTATTAAGAATGTAAGTAATCAACCTGTTGCAATAATCTATAAATCTCGTACTGGTAAATACTTTGCAGCTGGTTTAAATGGTCAATTTGAAATAAGTGGTGTTGAAGGTGGTACAGGTGTTGCGGAAGCTGACCTTATCGGTCATACACTGACTTTCAATGGTATCTCTAAAACTGTTGCTCCAATCGTATTAGACACAATTGTTCCCGGTTTAATAGCATAATAATAAGATTTAATTAAAAATAATTAACCTTCTATTTTTTAGAAGGTTTTTTTATTGTGTAAACTGTCCCTACCTTATCTCTATAATAGTAAGAAGAACATATAGTACAGTATGGGAGACATTTTACATACAATTAATTTGTTTCATACTTATAAAGTAATAAAATAAAAATATGATTATACTTGAAAAATCTTTACCTATAAACAATATATATGTTACATGTAGTGAGATAAGTAATAATATATATAGTGGAATGACGTTAAATATATTCGACAGGTATACAAATGTTGAAACTACATTGTTATTAGATGTTGATACATCAAACTATCCTGAACGTATTAATAAATATAAAGTTATTTCACCAATAAGTGGATTGACAAATAGTACATATAGTTTTCAAGTTAAGAATAGTACTAATATAGTTTGTGAGGAAGGAATGTTACAAATTGTTAATTCATTACTAACACCTGAACAAAAATTAGATAGTAATTATTCATATATTCCTTCAACAATAACAGATGACGATTTTATCGTTTATAATCAATAAATAAATTAAATTAACAATGAATACTGAAACTAAAAATGTGATAGCAATAGATTTCGCAACACAAAATATTCCTGTTCCATATGAAAGTAAAAATACAAGTGATAGTACATTTGTTACTTGGGGATTAAATAACTTTTATCCTAATTTCTTGATTGATATATATAACACCAGTGCAATACACTCGGCCATTGTAAATCAAAAAACAAATTATATTATTGGTGATGGTTTACGTATTGATGATACTAAGATTGATGAGAATATGATGATAAATCCTTCTGATTCAATCCAAGAATTTGTTTCTAAGGTTATAAAAGATTATTTGTTATTTAATTCATTCGCTGTTGAAGTATTATTTAATGTTTATAATCAACCGATATCATATGTTCATGTTCCAATGCATAAATTGAGAATGAATAAACATCGTACTAAATTCTTTTATTCTGAAGATTGGAAATATACAAGAAAATATGTTGTATATGATAGATATTCAGTTAAAATTAATGATTCTTCAACAAGTAAGATATTTTATTT